TATGAAGTCTCAAGGTAGAACTCAGACTGCTGATAATGACATCAATGCAATCAACAGCATGGGAATGATTCCTCAAGGTTACAGAGTGAACAATTTCTTAACTGACCCTGATTCATTCTACATTATCACGGACGTTCCAAATGGTATGAAAATGTTCTCAAGAACTCCATTGACAACTTCAATGGAAGGAGACTTTGATACTGGTAACGTTAGATACAAAGCTAGAGAAAGATACGCTTTTGGCGCTTCTGACTTTAGAGGTATCTATGGCGTTGAAGGTGCGTAAGCAATAATCATTTTTGTGGCGGGACATAGTTCCGCCACATTTACAAAATAGAAAGATAAAACCATGAAACAATTTACCATTACAATCTGGGCATACGATCACTACGCAAAATTTAATGTTTCTGCGGAAGATAATGCTATTTCTCTTGAACAATCAATCCTTGACAAGTTGGGAGAAAAGAGTATAAAATGGGAATATCTCGGAAATTCTTATGATAACCGAGTAAACAGGATAACCTATGAGGAGGTTGTTGATGATACAAGACCTATACAAAGCAAAAAGGTCCTTGGAGTTGAAGTGGGAACAGGAGCATCTGTCTAATGGTAGATACACTCTTGAAATGGTCAGAATTGATGACAAAGTTAAACAAGTCATTACTGACATTAAGCTTGAAGAAGCTAAAATTGCTCACAGACAAAATAGCGTTGAAGGCGCTGCTCCACAAGTTTCTGTAGCTACTTAGAATAAAAGCTACATCGCTGAAATCGCACTTTCTTTACAGGCTCTCTTGCACTCTACTAAAATCTAATATATAAATAACTCACTATACATAAAACAATTTTAGATGTAGACGCGTATAGTCGACAACCCCTAGGGACTACATTTATTATATTCTAGGAGGAATATTAACATGGCAAATACTACATTTAGCGGACCGGTAAGATCAGAAGCAGGTTTTCAAGTCGCTACAAAAAACAATACAACAGGTGCTTTTACAACTAGATACAGTTCAGCTTTACCAGATTACACTGGTTTAACTGCTGCAGCTTTAGCAACAGGAGCAGCTATTACTTTAGTCAACAATCAAATTAACACTGTTAACTACACAGGTGCTGCCGTAGCTGGTGTAACTTTACCAGCAGCAACAGCAGGTGATGTTTGTGTTTATGTACAATCAGTAGATACAACAGGTGGTGTTAACGCATTAACTCTTAACGCAGCTGGAACAGATGTTTGGGCTACAGGTTCTGTAATAGAATCAAGAGCAGGTGGAGCAGTAACTCACGATATATCAACAGCAGGTGAAACTGCATTGGTTTTCACACCAGCAGCCGCAGCTACAAATCTTTTAACTACTGGTGGAACAATTGCTTTTATTTGTTACACAACAGGTACTTGGAATATTGCATATAAACTAGGTGGAGCAGCTGATGCTACAACTGGTGCATTTGCATTTGGAGCATAATAATTAATTTAGTGTGGGCTTCGGCCCACATAAATTTAAGGAGATTAAAAATATGTCAATAACATCAAAAGTTAGACAATCGGTAGTTCTTACAGCTGACGGTCAAGTACAAAAATTAATTGCTGGTTCAGCAGCTAATATTGGAAAAGCAAACATTTTATCTATATTTGCACAATCAACAGCAGCTGATGGTGAAGTCAAACTTTATAACGAGGCAGATGGTTCTAAAACAGCAGGCAAATTAATTTTTCATGGTAAGTTTGGTGCAGGCGATAATGCAGTTCATGAATTTAAAATACCTGCAGCTGGTATATATGCTTCTGACGGAATATACGCAGACGTTACTAACGTAGATTTTTTATATATAATCGGAACTTTTTAGGGGTAGCCAATGGCTAATACTACTTCACAGTCCTACAGTTTTGACCAGGACTTTTCAATTGATGAAATTATTGCAGATGCATACGAACGTCTAGGCCTTGTTGGAACTGCAGGTCATCAATTAAGAACTGCTAGAAGATCACTAAACATTCTTTTTCAAGAATGGGGAAATAGAGGAATACATTTTTGGGAAGTAGGAAATACTAATATTAATTTAGTAGTTGGTTCGTCTACAAATGTTGATGCAACTGATGAAGGTTCTGGTGTTTATACTTTTTATAGAAATGCTGTAGATAGCGCAGCAGCAGCTGCAGCTTCACCACAAGCTACAACAGTTCCTGTTGCTAATATTTATGGGATTACCGATATTTTAAATGTTTCTTATAGACAAAATTATAATACAACTTCTCAATCAGATACAGGTTTAACTAAAGTTGCAAGAGACGCTTATGCTGCAACAGCAAACAAAGCATCACTTGGAACACCATCACAATTTTGGGTTCAAAGATTTATTGATAAAATTACACTTACAATTTATCCATTACCAAATTCTACTGCTGCATCAAATTTTCTTAGCGTTTATTTTGTTAAAAGAATTGAAGATGTAGGAGCTTATACTAACGCAACAGACACACCTTTTAGATTTGTACCATGTATGATTTCAGGATTATCATATTACTTATCTATGAAATTTGCACCACAACGAACACAGGAGATGAAGTTGTTGTACGAGGATGAATTAGCTAGAGCATTATCTGAAGATGGTTCTGCAGCTAGTACATTTATTACTCCGAAGACATACTATCCAAATATATAATGGCTAGATTTGCAAAAGGTAGAAGAGCATTAGCAATCTCTGATAGATCAGGAGCAGCTTTTCCATATAATGAAATGGTTAAAGAATGGAATGGAGCTTTTGTACATAACTCTGAGTTTGAAGCTAAACAACCACAATTAGAACCACATCCAGTAGGTGCTGATCCACAAGGATTAATGAATGCAAGACCTGCAAGAGTTGAGTTTCCAGTACAAGATATTTTACCAAATAATCCATTTACAACTACAGCCGCTAACGCTAGTGTTAGTGTTTCTTATCCTGCTAATCAAATTAATGAAGGCACAACTTTTGTAAGATTTCAAGATGTTAAATCTCCAGTAGGAGGAGTACCTGTTACTACCGGTGCTGCAGGTCCTGCATTAGAATTAACAACCACTTTAGATACAGCTGCTACAGCTACTGACGGAACAATTACTGTACAAACAGGATCACATTTTCCAACTACTGGTTTTATTATGATAGAAAAAATATTGACAGCTAATGACACAACTGATCCTTTAAAAGTTGGAACATATCAAAATGAAGTTATACAATATACTGGAAAAGCGGGAGACAATTTTACAGGTTGCACTAGAGGAACATCTGCTCCTTTCAGAGGTCTTACACCTCCTGCTACAACAGCAGGAACTCATCCTATAGGAGCTAACGTTTTTGGATGTTATGCTGCAACAGCCGTTGCAACTACCGTAGAAGTTGGTCCTACATTACCAAATGGAACACAAGCAACAGAACAACAATTTAATTCTATAACATTTTCTTTAATATCTAACGCTACAAGCACAGAAACAGGAGGCGGTTTTCAATGTACAATTGGACCGTTAAATGATAGGAGTTAATTATTATGGCAGGCGGATTTACAAGTTATTCATACACAACATTAACAACAGCCATTAGATCATACACAGAAGTAGATTCTAATGTATTTACTCAAACTATTATAGATGAGTTTATTGGAGCAGCTGAACATAGAATTAATCTTGATTTACCTATGGACTCAGACAGATTCGTGGAGCAAGGTACAATGGCAGCTGATGTAAATAATATTAGAGTGCCTGCAGGTTCTTTATTTGTAAGGGGTGTAGAAGTATTTAACGCTGCTAACTCTACTGAAGCAGGTACATGGTTAGAAAGACGTGATCAAACATTTTTAAGTGAGTTTGTAGGAAGATTAACAGGCCCAGAAGGATCAACTACATCAGGAGCAGATGTTACTGGAAAACCTAAATATTACTCTATGTTTGGTGGAGCAACAGGTCTTTCTGATACTACTTCAGGATCTATTTATTTAGCTCCAACACCAGACGTTAATTACATATTTAGAATATATTATAACAAAATGCCTGTAGGATTAGGTTCAGGATCAGACGGCAATTCTCACACTTATATTAGTAACTATTTTCCTCAAGGACTGCTATATGCTTGTCTTGCAGAAGCTTATGGATTTTTAAAAGGTCCAACAGACATGTTGACATTATACGACGGAAAGTATAAACAAGAACTACAAAAGTTTGCAGCGATGCAAATTGGAAGAAGAAGACGAGACGATTACACGGATGGTACAATAAGAATTCCAATCGAGTCACCGCCTCAATAATAGGAGAAAAATATTATGGCAATAACATC